TCTTTGACCTGGGCGGCGGTTGCAGGATCGAGCCGCGGGCGGACCCTGGTCAGCTTCGGCCTTCCGTGCCACTCCAGATTCCTGATTGCTGTCCCAAGCTGCGACGGTCTGGTTTTGAGAATGCGCTTCAGCTGCCGCTTGGTTTCATCCAGCCGTTCGCGCAACTTCTCGTCCGGAGTTAGCGGCACGTCACTCACCGGTTCTGGCTGGTTCCCGGTATCGGTCAGCGTGGCGCCTTCTCTGCCGTAGAAAAAGTTGTGCAGTTTGCTGCGCTCTTCATCGCACTTCTGGTAGCGCTCTTCGGCTTTTAACAGTTCGCTGCGGTGATAGCGGAAGAGAAGCGCAAAGCCAAGCACGACAAGGAGCCATTGGTCGAGGGTCATTTCTTCTTTCGCTTCCGCACAATATCCAGCATCGAACTTTGGGGTTCTTGTTTTGGAACCTTAAATCCTGGCTCCCTCGGATCAGCCAAACTTAAGAACTCGTTTGAGCAGTCACCAGCCTCGCGCTTCACATGGCCGTTTGCCATCAGGTCCGCTTTGTTCTCTGGGTCTTTGGCAATCTCTGGGTCGTAGCAAACGCCTTCCGCCCACTTCTTACAGTTGGAGCACATGAAAGGCCCAAGCTTCGCTTTGACGGTCCCGGTTGCCTTTGTTCCAGAGGACGGCATTCTTAGTCGTACTCGATCACGCGGATGATGGTCGCCCCCGCGGCCTTTCCTTGCGCTTTAAAAAGCAGCGTTGCCGCCCCGAAGTTGGCCGCTTGCGGCCCCAGGCCTTGCAGCCGCACTGCGCCCGCGCCATGGGTGCGCCCATCGTTTAAATCAATTTGCGGCGCGTCCGGCGTTCCTGGAGTCCCTACCGTGTTCAGGTTGGCGTTAACGTCGTCGCCGCGAACGTATTGCAGCCCGGTTGCCGCTGCTGCTTCGTCCTCGCGCGCCGTCACTCGGGAGCATGCGCCCGTAGCCAGCACTGAAACCAGCGGGCCGCCATTGCCATTAAGAGCAATTAATCGTGTGCGAGGAGCCATTAGTGACCTGCTTTCAGGAAGGCTTCAAGATCAGACGCCCACACGCAATGGACTTCCGCATTGCGTTTCGTTGGATCTGCGTGAGTTGATGGCCAGGTGCGATGGTTGCAGCAGAACACGTCCTTTACACCAGCCATTAGCAGATTGAAGCGTGTAACGCCAAGAGCGCCCTTCAGGTCGTCCACGTCAAAGCCATCGTGGAGCCCACCATTGGCACCCTGGCTGCCCCAGTTTGCCGGCTGAATCGGCAGGGACTTACACACGGGATAGCGGGCATAAAAGCTTTGCAGCCGTTGTTTGCCGTGTTCAGGAGAACTGATCGGGGTTGTCGCCATCTACTTGCCTCTCCGCTTCTGGATTGCCGCCATGTAGCGGCTTGGGCCTGCCTGGGACTCTTCTTCTTGAGGCGCGTCAACCTGCCTGCCGGGCATGGGCTGAGATACCGGCGCTGGCTGCCTGCGCGAGCGCAGCAATTCCAGCGTCTTTTTCTTTTTCGCGTCCATGTCCATGCGTCCTCCTGAAACTTTCTCTTTCTGTAAAGGAAACGAACTGGCGGCAGTCAGCGACATTTATGGCCTTCTTTAGAAAATGAAAGGGCGAAGCCGATTAGCTAGCGCCCTTGTTTTGCGTGATCCCACCCAGATCGCGCGTAACGTCTTACGGTACTGCTACCTGAATCTCTGGGAAGTTGGCCGCGCTCGCCTTATTGAAGTTCTTGGCGAACTGCTTGGGTGACACGATCTTCACCTTGGCGCCGGTCAATGCTGCTTTGGTCTTTACCGTGGCTTGTCCGCTGATGCCGGCGCTCACGGTTGCGGCCGCTGGAGCAGGAAGGAAGGAAGCCAACTCAGAGAGGAACACATCCGCGAAGTCAACGATTGCCGCCACTTCGTTTTTAGCCCTGTCGCTCTTGAGTCCGAACGCCGACTTAAGCTGTGCCAGGTTTGCGTCAATCGCGCCATAAAGAGCATTCGCCTGGGCCAGTGCGCCCGGAGGAGCGGAGGCGATGTCGGCCTGGAAGGTGGCAATGATGTTGTTCAGTGCGCGCAGGTCGTCGGTGATCTTTTGCGCCAGATTGTCCACGGTGGCTTTCAGCGTCGGGTCCGCGCCGGTGGGATCAACCACTTTGTAGAGATCGATGGCCGTGTTCACGATGGCGATCACGGTCGGCGCTTTAGCCAGCACGGTCTTGAGGCTTTGCTGTACCTTGCCGCAGCCTGCCATGGGCACAACGATGGAAAACACCACCATGAAGGTGATGAGAGAGTGAATGAGACACTTGTTCGCTAACGATTGTTTCACGTTGAAAACTCCTGATTATTTGAATTTTGGGAATAACGAATGTGGCCCTAAGAAGTGGCTGCGTTCGGTGGAACCGTCGCTGCAATAATGGAACCGCGCTCTGCCTGTATAGCTTCAAGAGATGCGCTCACTTCATCATTGGCGGCCTTAAGGCTCTGCTCTGACTGGCCTTTGGCTAACGCTGTACCGGCCTTCGTGGCTGCGGCTGCTTCGTCCGCCAGGGTCTTTGTGATGAAATCTTTGGCTGCCGCATCTAATGCGGCGAGAGCTGCATTCGCTCGGTCACTTGCTGCTGACATATACGTTTCTCCTTGTGCGGCTAGGCCGCTGGGACGTTTGGGACTTGTGGCGCATCCGGGGCGTTGCTCAGAACTTTCGGCTTGTTATTCCAGACTGTCGCGCCAATCGTGATCAGCGTCTGGCCAGTGGAACGGTCGTACCGGCTGACGACTGCTCCGAGAATGATCACCACTATCGCCAGAATGTTGTCGTGGGCCGCGTTCATTGTCTGGACGAAAAAACCAATGGCTCCGCTGCCCGTCTTGTACTTAAAGGCGAAGATCAGGCTTACCCACACGACCATGGCAAAAACCCACACATGGCCGCTCAATGCGTTAATTGCGTTGATAGCATTCATTTCGCTTTAATCTCCACGTTTACAGATACAGCGTTTCGCACTGGTGGATGTTGCAGCCGAACGGTTTGCCCAGTCCCAGCGAATCCAACTGAATCAACGAGATCGTGTACTTGTCATTGGCCCCTGGTGCTGGCGTTGCTGGCTGGGTGACGTTTACCGCTGTCCGCTTTCCGGCGACCGTGAGCGCAATATGGGTGGTTGTCCGGTTAACCGGATCAAGAATAAACTCGCCAATCACTTCTATCGGAGTGGCGCCAAGCTCAACATACGGCACTGGTGACGTCCGCCACGTCTGCGCGTTCTGGTCAAAGTAGCGGAAGATTTTAGCTGACCGGTTCCACTGCCAGCCCAGATTGAACTTGCAGCCCAGCGCTTTTGAGATCAATTCATCCTGCCACTCCACGCAGTTTTCCTGAACTGCATCCGTTGGCAACATTGAGAAAATACGTCTCTGGCGTACCAACGTTGGAAGTGAGTAGGCAAAATGCTCGTAGATGAAAGCATTGTCCCAGCCGCCGCCGGGAGTAAAGAATATGCGGCCGGGATTTGTAAACGTTCCCTGAGTCCACGCGAACGTGCCGTGTGGCGTTTTATTGGTTCCGGGATTTGACTGTCCGGTATGGCCGCCGCTGTCGATCCATACGCCTGGGACTTCAATGTTGTCCGTGGTCTTGGCTGGCAGCATGTGAAGATTGCCGATTGAAGTGGCCCCGCGGAGCATGTCCCATGCCGCTGTCGCAAGCTGCTGCTGTGTTTTCAGGAGCTGCGCGGCCAGAGACTGATCGTCGGCGGTTAGTAATGTGAGTTTTTCGCTGAGCACGCCGTTCTGTTGTGTCAGGCTGGCAATCTGGCTGTCCTGGCCTTCAATGGTCTGCTCTGCGGCATCGACGGAATCTATAACGCTCTGCGCTGCTGTACGGGCGGATTGTAGGTCTGGGTTCATTGCCATTCTCCGCTGCGCATTTGGAGTGAAAGGCGGTGCGCCCGCGCTCCAACCTGTTCTGCCCACTTGGAATTGAGCATTTCGTCTGAGGCATCCGTGTAGCTCATGGCTTCGGCCAGCGCCAGAAAATTCTTGAATCCCAGCAGCGCATGAATTCCCATATTGAAAGCCATGTTGAGCAACACGCCTTGCCGCGCCGAGTCCATGCTGGCGATCCACGGCAACTGCTTGGATAGGTCGTTGGTCGCCCGCTCAATATCATTCAGGAGCAGCGCGCTGGCCTCTTCGGTCGTGATGCCAACGTCATCCAGGTTGCGGCCGTAGCCGATGGTGGTCTTGCCGACTGAATCCTTGTAGGGGGTCAGTCGCAATCCTTCATCGCGTTTCAGTTGGTCGAGGATGGTCATCGCGGCAATTCCTTGCGCTCCAAGCGCGTCAGCTTTGAGCCCAGCTTTTCAGCCAAATCAAGATAGGCTTGCGGTTCTCTTTGTTTCGTCTGGCACTCCCGGCAGAGTTTGTCACTTAGGTCGTCGGCTGAGAGCGTGGTACTGCATTCGGAGCAGCGCATCAGCTAATCAGCAACTCGTCACTTTCGTGTAAGCAATTCTTTTCGACATCAGCGACAGCGCCATTAATGGCAGCCACCAATCCCTTGGCTTCATCCAGGCTTAATGGCAGAGTCTTTCCGCCGGGGACGACGAAATCAATAAACCCGTCCAGTGTTCCAGACATCCTGAAATACTTGGTTTCCCATTTGGCGGTAAATAGTTGTGCTTTGTACGAACGCGGCTTCATACTCAATACGTTAGCCAATCGTTTCCCCTCTTTACGTTTCCCCGCCATACCTTCTGGCGTCCCGGTAGTCTTTAAAATCATCCAGTGCCGCAACAACATGCCAGCCTGTCGCCGCTCCGGCCAGTAGTTTCCTTGGTCTGGTCTCCGCTGTTACTGCTTCAAAAGCAGCCGCAGTTGCCAGCGCCACATGCCAGAGAGTCTTGAGCAGGCAGAGTTTCATTTCGACACCTGAAGAAATCTCTGATGGTCAAATTCGGCGCATTCCGGCAATGGCCTTACGATGATGTGAACCTTGCAGTCGTATCCGCCATACCGTGAAGCCGGGCAGTTGTTATAGAACTGGTCCACCAGAACACAGTGGCCGGGCACATAGACAATCGCGTCTTTCGCCGACATTCCTCCCATCAGCATCAAAACGGCGATCATCCATGCTTTGCGCATAGCGTTTCCTCAAAAGCGAAAGGCCCATAGTCGCCTACAGGCCTTTCCATGAGTTGTTGGTTAGTAGAACAGCGGCTCCATCACGATCTTGCGCACAGTGAAGGTCGTAAAGGACGAGGCTGAAGCCGTCAGCTTGAAGTCCAGATACAACTGCTGCGTCAAGTCCTCAGCCGTCGAGAGCGCGGTCGTGTTGTCTAGTTGCGGACCGAACGCGGGCGGCGCCGCAGCTGCCGTGGTTGAGACAATGAACCCCGTATCGGACTGGCATTCAAGCTGGCCTGACGTTCCCAGCACGCCTGGAGTGCAAACCATCGAGTACGTCCAGTTCGCGGCGGCTGCCGGCCAGATGGTTGAAGCGGTAAAGTTCACCGTATCAATCGTCTGTACGCCTGTCGCCTGTCGTGGGCCGAGCGTAGTGATAAACGTTCCTGCCACCGTGGCTGCGGCTGCTGTTCCGTTACCGGAGAGTGTGATGCGGTAGCCCTTTTCCAGTCCGAAGTTAAAGAAGCCCGCGGGCAAGGGAATCTCGGCCGCAATCTGCACCGTGCTTACGGTCGTGATCGCCGAGAAAGGCCCGTAGACTGTCTGGAATCCCGGTTGCACGGGAAGATTGGTTACAGGCAGAAGCCCGGTTGCTGTAGCCAGCCCCAAAGAGACTGCGCCCTGCAATGGAATGCCCGCCGTGCCGGTAATGATCGACACAATGACGGAGTTTGAAGTCAGCGAACAGGCCGTAACAATAAGGCTGGTTGCGCTGGGCGTACACTGATTGCCCACTGTGGCCGAAGACGACGGAGCATAAAGAATTTCAGAGAGAGAAGCCCCGGCTGCCGCCGATAGATAGAGCCGATACCCAACCGAGTTCGGGCAACCTGCCGTCCCTGGCGCTGTGACGGTGATTGAGTTGGTAGATCCAGCGCCGGTCGTAACCACTGCCGTGGCTGCCGTATCGGTTGAAAGCGCGGTTTCTCTTCCAATTGCGTCAACGCAGGTAATACCAGCGCGAATGGCAGCGCCGTTGGTAATCGACCCGCCCGTGGTGGCTGTGGTTAATGTGCTGGCCGTGGTCAAGGCCGTAGGCGCAGCGGTCAATGAAAGCGATGTGCCTTTCACTGCGTACCATTGGTTTACGCCGTTGGAAATATCATGGACGTAGATGTTCGGCAGCACGTTCTTGAGTCCGGTAATGGTCGTGTTGGCCACGCCCGGTACGCCGCCTTTGCAGCCCAGCGCCACTGACTCCTGCGTGTATTCAACAATGCCGCCGGTCACGCCAAGGTCGTTGACTGCTTCCTGCGCTCCGCAAGTGCCCGATGACAGCCGGTAAGCCGTGTGGGTGTTCAGGTTAGTGATCGATAAGGTACAGGTGCCGCCCGAAAAAGAGGCTACTGCGCTCAAGGCCACGGCGGTTTCGTTGTTGGCCGAGTTGGGATCGGTAATATTGACCGTAATGTTTGGCGTGCTCTGGGTTGGCCCGGTGGCAATCGGCGAGCTAAACGGGTTCACCGGTCCGCGTCCGCCAAAGGTGAGCGTGGTTGTCGTGCAGACGGAAGAGGGGAAAACAAAGGCCGGATACTGGCCGTTGAAGCTGTCGATGATCCAGTTGTAGGCCGAGGCTGTGCGAACGTTATTCTGGGCCCACGGTGTCGCGCCAAACTGCGCGTCAAAAGCGTTGTTCTGCGCCATGGCCGGCAGTACGGAGCCGAGCGCAAGGGCCACGGCGCACACAAATGCGAAGAATGTCTTCATATGCAAGACTCCTGTGATTCAAAGAAGTTGATTAGTCTGGGTCGTTCGGGTGCTGCGTAAAATCCTGAGAGGTTAGCGTCCCGCGTCGTGATACCTTATGTCGCGGTCGATCTTGCCTTCAATCTTGTCCAGCCTGCCGGTCATTTCCTGCTTGAACTCGCTGACGGCGGAGAGCACCAGCGCCTGCCGGTTTAACTCTGCCTGAAGAGACTTGATCTGCTCCGCCTGGGTCGACAACTGCTGCAGCTCCTCTGTCTGGATGTCGCTGGCATGAGTGGAGTTGGAGCGGAGGTTACCGAAGGCAATCACGCCTCCAAGCAGGATCGTGCCTACTAAATTAATCAGGCTGGTTGTATGCGGCCTCAGGCGGTCCATGATCGTCTGGTCGCTCAATGGTCGTACTCCGGGTTATAGGAATGGTAGTGCTGAATAAGTTACGGCGAACAGGCTGCGCTTGACTTTTTGAAAGCAGAGTAGCAGGATAGGGAGCGTACCGGAACAGTGTTACTAGCACTGCCCCGGCACTAACCAAAAAGCACATTGGAGGTGCTCGATGGCTTCAAAAATCCTACCATTATTTTTTCTTATCTCGCTCACAATTTTTTTAGGCTGCGGTGGCAATGTTAACCATTCGCCAAATGTTGTTCGCCTGCCAGTTGATAATCCGCCGCCCCTGGCCACGCCCACGCCTGCGCCGCCGCTCAATCCCTACCTCAACACGTCCATGATTGGACAGGTTTGGGTTTTCCAGAACGCGGATAAGACTTGCACTACCACGATCCACGTCAACGCTCCGCCGCCATCCAACTATTACCCGTCCGGTTCCGTCGTGCTCAACATCACCAAGACCGGCGCGGAATGCTATTGGACTCCCGGCACCGAGAACGCTTCGGTTGACTTCGTTCTGTCGCCCATGTCGGATGGAAGCTATCGTTCTCCCGGCTGGGTTTCTTACTTCCCGACAGCGCTGCCCGACTGGTCGCCGTATCACATTTACGCCAGTGAAGTGCAAGGCCCGCAAGGTGCGCCAGCGCCGTACCTGATCGTTCCGCCGCCGTCTCTTGATGCGAATAGCACGATGGTGATCGAAACCAGCTACAACCGCTGGGACTTCAATGGACAGAACTTCAATTCGTTCATTAGCGGCCCGCCGGTTGCAAGCGTGTATTTTAAAACCGTTTTCTTTATGCGCAACGGCAAGGCCATTTCAGATCAGCGCGAAGGCAAATGCGGCCACGAGGTCTGGACGTTGGAAGCTGGAAAAGGCATCACGTCTATCGAGTTCCCCAATGATGGCGATGTTACTTGCGCATCAAATCCGGCCAGCACGACCATTTTTAGAGTAAACTGAGCGGCATGAAAGTCCTGCTCGTAATTCCTGCTCTCCCTGTTGCCGCTGGCCTGTTAACCTTGTTTCTAAAACTCCGCTTCGGCTTGATCAAAGATGATGCGAAGCGGAGTGAAGCACTCGCCAAGTTTACTGGCAACTACTAAAACAGATTGCAGTAGCTCCCACGCTTGATTGTAATCGCGTCTGCCCCGGCTCCTGTGCTAACCATAATGTTTACCGTGTTGGTTGATGCTCCAAGTTCAAGCGTCCCATCGAGATATGCGTTTAATGTAGTAGCTGTGACAGTGGGAGTAAAGCCGACAAATGCCGTGCCTGTAGTGGTGGTCAGAGTCGCCAGATTACCAGCCGACCTGGCATTCGATATACTGAGCGCCACGTCACCTAAAGCTGCAATGTTCGTTGGTGCATTGTTCACCGCCTGTATGCCAAATGTGTCTGCTACGGCCGCCGTGGCTTGAGAGTAAAGCAATGCGCAATGAAAGCTGTAATTTGCCGCCGTGGCCGGGAAACTCCACGACAGGCCAGGAATGTTCTGTAAATTGGTATTATTCGCCGTGGTGAAGTCTGTGGCCACCGCAACGCGGTTTGTCGTAAGCCCCGTAGCGCTTACGTTGCTAATGACGGTCTGATTTAACGCATTCACCTGCACCGCGCACACATCGCCATTTCCTGCCGCATTGCGCGATGCTACTGCGCAAACATTGTTCCCGGTCCTGACCACACCTGAGTTTGCCGGGGCCGCGCTTCTGTCAACAAAAGCTGCCGCCTGGTATCCGCCGCCGTTCCACTTCAACAGATCGGCAAGGTTGCCCGTACTCGATGAAGCCGCTCCGGCATCGGACAGACATACATCTGCGTTCAGCGCCGTGTTGCGCCAGCACTCGGTATCGCCCGGCGCCATTCTGATATAGCCGGAGGTTGCCGGGTTTGGTGCTGTGGTAATGAGATTGGCCGGGCTGAAGGCTGCGACATTCTGGAGCGCAAACCCATTCAAATTCAGCGGTCCATTGATGCTCTGTGCCGCGTTGAACGGCGGTGTTGTCACAATCGCCTGTGGATACTGGACGGTGTATGACCCTGAGTAGAGCGGCGTTCCTGACGTGATGTTGATGGTTCCAGCCGAACCACCTGCGAGATACCACGTCTGTGGATACCCTGGAATCGTTTGCCCAGTGGTCGAAGTCAATGTGACATTGTAGCCGGTAAAGCTCGGTGTCATCTCGTCATTGAAGCGCAGCTTGCAGGCCGTGGTGTTCGATACCGGCAGCGCCCCAGACGGGACAGTTAACGGTACACTCTGGCTGTAATTGCCCCACGAGCCCGGCGATACCGTCACAGATCCTTGCAGGGTTTCCGTTCCGGTTGCGGTCGAGATGTACACCCGATAGGCCGTCACGCCTGCCGGCTGAATCAGTGGCGCCGTAACAATCAGCGTCCCAATCCCGGTCATAGTGAATGATACTTCAGGCGATGCGACGGTCTCGCCCGTGGCGTCCTGATAGGTCAGCCGGACAAAGTAAACGCCCGCGGCTAGCGTGCCTGAGCCAAGATTTGAGCTTACGACCGGCAGCGCCAGGGGATTTGGTTCGCCGACTAGGTTCCCATTGCCGTCTGTGTAGCAATTTACTGTCGTCGGTACAACATTGGCCGTACCGACAACCATTGCGCCCTGGGTGAGCGTAAAGCCGAACGTACCGTTGGCTACTGGTCCCGAGGCCGCGTTCTGTACTGTTCCAGTGACAGTTCCGGCAAAGGCCGAAGCGAGACAGAACAACGCGACAATTCCTAACGTCAGGACTTTCTTCAGGCTGCTCTCCATGTTTAGGAATTACTGGATATTCAGCTTCTTCGCTCTCGCTTGGCACTGCCCACAAACCCGTGAGCCAACCGTAATGAACGGCGTGTTGCAGGACTCACAGCGCATCTTTGTCTGGTTAACTGAGTAGTCTTCCCATGGCTGGTGAATGTGCTGGGATAAACTGCTGGCGAATCTTGAAAGCATTTCGGCTTGACGCTCTTCTAGGCGGGTCATCTACAGACTCGCGAACTGCTGCATTTCTTCCATCGCTGGCAGCGGCCCGGTTCTTACAGCCTTGCGGTCAACCTCTGCCGGATAGAACGCCAGCTTGCCGCGTGAACGCTCTACGTGGTCTTCCATTGGCACGATCCTATTGAACTCTTCCCTGATCTTCTGCACTCGGAGCGCCTTCTGCTCTTCGCTCATTCGCATGGTCCGCGATTCGCCATGTAGTCCCACGGCCGCATCAGCCTCGCCGCGGGTAATCGGCACACAGGGCCGCAAGGACATAACGCGGCTCGATGTCAGTTGCACTCCGATGATCTCGCGCTGGCTGATGGGCGTTCCAAACCTGTAAGCGGCGTAGAGCGGGCGGTAGGTGCCGTCGCCAATCCCCAGGCGCGCCTCACGAATACCGATGTGTGAGATGTGGAAGCCGTTTGAGTCCTTCAGCGGTATCTCGTGGGCGTAAGACGATTTGTCGCGTCTGCGATTGTTTCTCATGGATTGTTTTTGGGAATAACTATCTCTTAGGAATTTGCCGCGCTCCTGCTTCGCGGGAGTGGCCTTTTGAGGGCGCGCTGCTTATTCAGCAGATTTATTGTTTGCGCGGGCTTCAACCCCTCTTGGTTTAGAGAGAATCCGAAGCCACGCTTGGCCCAGGTACAGATGCAGAAGGAGAATTCCTATCTACCTTAGACCCAGAGTAGGTACGAGGGGAAGGTAGAATCTTGTATACATCGCAAGGAGTTGTGGCGGATGTGTTAATTGCTTTATGAACCACGATGAGATCTTCCATTTATTATGTTATTGATAGCAACTCTGGAAACGCCATATTCTTCAGCCAGTGAGGCGCTTGAATAACTGCCAGCGGCAGATCGTGAGCGGATCTCTGACGCTTTCTCCGCGTCAATCTCGTTGTAGTAGGCGCTCATACTCCGGCGGCTCTGGCCTCTGGCCTGTAGAATCCTGACTTTAGCTTCTCTTCTTTTTCCAGCCGGCTCAGATATTTACTCAGGGTGCGCTTGGACATCTTCAGTTCGTCCGTCATCTCTTTCCAGAGCGGTTTACGGCCCAGGCGCTGCTGAAGTTCAAGCAGGCGGTCGCGGACCTGAAGATGCTTAGGTGAGAGCGTCACCGGCGTCTCGCCTTTCGTCTGCGCTCGTGCCGGTTGCTACCAACCCTAACCTGCGCCTCACTCAATCCAACTATCAACTCAAATAAACACTCTGGCCAATCACTCGCTCTTTCGCCGCCGATCCGCTTCAGGACGTAGAACATCTCCATCGTGTCGGCCTTGCGGTGCTCTTCGGCCTGGTTTATTTCCGCGTCCATTTGCCTCATTTGCGAATCAGTCACGGAAAAGGTATGGTCGCCAACTTTCATCTTGCGGCTCAACCCTTGAAATTCCATTCGCGGGAATGCACCAATAAGCTGCGGCTCTGGCCCCATGAGGCTGAACACGTACACCCACGGCCACACAGATCCTTTAGCCAATGGCCGCGACGCGCTTCTGCCTCTCGGCCAGCCGGGAATAATGTCGCGGGCCTTCATTTGCCCCTCCGAACCGTATTACCTATCCAAATCTTCCGGTTCCAGTACCATTCGTTCCAGTCAACCTGAAACCCGAACGGGCCAACGACCGCTACAATCCCCAGCGGAGTTATATTTAAGGCTAGCGACAGTTGCATGTTGACGCTGCATACAAAATGAAATGGACCAAGCCGCCGACTTTTATCGCGCATCCAGTTCGGATCAAATCTCACTTTTTCTCCCTCCACATTTGCCCTATAAGCCGCTTACTCAATCTTTAAGACCTACCCATGCCGCCTGACTTCAACAACTTACAAGCTTTTCCACTCAACTACCCGGCATCTACCCGTGTGTGTTTCACGCGAAACTCCGGCGTTCTGGCAGTGTAAGCTTGCCTAATGTGACGCGCCGATGGTGGCGATTGCAGAGCCAGCGCACGTCTAGCGGCTTGGAATAATCCTCATGGTGGGCTTCCACCCTGACCTTAGAGCCGCATACCTCGCAAGGCTGCTCTATCAGCGTGCCTTTCTTTTTGGCCACTGTAACCGTCGAGTGGGCAGAGTTGTAATCCAGCCACCGTCTTTGTTCCGCCGGCGTTATCGGCTCCCAGAGAAAGCACTTTATACAGATGGGAATGCCATCTATGTCGAAGTAAGCATAGCGCTTACGCCCTTCTTCTAAACAGCGATGGCAATTCGGTTCCGGTTCCGCGCTCATTCCTTATCCCTCTGAGCCAAAACTGCCTGTTTTTCTCGGCATTTGCGTTACATTTTTGGGCATCGGCTTAGCTGCAATCACGTCCTCGTAATATCGCCAGAGGTCACGATGCAGGCCGCAATATCTATCCGTGCATTCCATCGGCAAATGCGGAATATTTGATTGGCTCATCCTACTTCTCCTTCTTGGGTACGCAAAAAAGTCTTATATTTTACAGGTTCGTTCGCTGTGGTTCACGGTGTTCTAGGTACCTACCTACCATCAGCCGTGCTCCGTGGTCACTTCGCGGGTGCTCGCTTTGATCCTTTCCGCGATCCACTGCGCCGCGGCTGGCATTACTGAGTTACCGATTGCGTGATTGCGCTCCAATCCAAAGGAAATCCCATCAGCGCCTCTGTAAAGTTCGGATGGATTCGCCAGCCGTGCTTTCCAACTAGCTCTTGCACTCGAGAAACTGTTGATTTCTTGTAGCGGCCTGAATTTTGGTGCATCGGTATCCCGAACCCGCGGCCATCCATGCTCGCGGTCGGGGTAGGCCACAATGAACAATCTTCGTCGCATAT